TAGGATAGGAGAAACAAATGGGATTTTTAAGAAAAGTTGGAAGAAAAATAAAGAAAGGAGTCAAGAAACTTTTTAAAAGTAAAATAGGTAGAATCCTTGGTGGTATTGGATTGTCGATGATATTTTGGGGAGGAGCAAAAGCTTTGTTTGGACAGACACAGTGGTGGCAAAATATGCAGACTGGCTTAAATAAATTAACAAAACCTTTTGGTACAAGTGATGTTACAAATGCTGTAAATGAAACTAGTAAAGTTATGGATGTAGCCACTGCTAGTAAAGACGTTGTTACACCTACTGTTACAAAAGATATTCCGTTAATAGATAAAGTTAGTTCAACAGCTAGTTCAACTCCTAGAGTTGTAGATGCAGCAACTGCAGTAAAAGATATTACTCCTGCCGAGGTTTTAAAAGATAGACCACTAATAGATACAATTGATAATCCTAGATTTACTGATAGAGTTAAAGACTTCTTTACTCCAGATGGAGGAAGACGAATCAAAGAATATTTTGGAAATGACTTTGTACCAGATTTAGCTAAAGGAGTAGTAACAAACGTAGCACTTGATGCAGTTGCCGGAACTCCTGAACAACCTTTTGTAGGAGGAGGAATTATGCCTGCCCCTATTCAAGAACAAGCTCAAGCAGCATACATGGCAGATTTAAATGCATCTATGCCACAATCAGGTATTCAAAATTTTCAACAAGCACAACAAAGTTTACTTTACGGAACTTTATCTCCTTACTATCTACAAGAACAAGCAAGGATGT